AAATTCACGGAAAAGAATTCCGCATACTAAACGACGACATGGTTGAAGCGGTGGTCTCTGACCCTCGTGGCTATGAACGCGCATAAGGAGAAATAAAATGGCTGAAATTATAAATGAAATACCCGACGAAGTTGAAATGGAAGGCGAAGAACTGGAGGTAGATTTAAACGCTGCCAAGAAAGACAGTGATGGTAAAAAGTCTACAGCAGATGTTGAAAGAGTAGAACAAGCGCCTAAACAACAGGAGATAGACTTTGAGATCGAAGATGATACTCCACCTGAAGATAGAGGCAAAGAACCACTACCTGATGAAATTAAAAAAGAGGTAGAAGAAGATACACTCGAAGGTTACTCTGAACGTGTTAAACAACGTATGGCGCAATTGAAGAAGATGCATCATGACGAAAGACGTGAGAAAGAGAAAGCTGAAAGAGAAAGACAAGAGGCTGTTGCATATGCACAAAAAGTAGCAGACCAGAATAAAAAACTACAGACTACATTGAGTACAGGTGAGGAAGACTACATTAAAACTTTAGTTAGCGCTTCTGAATCCGAACTTAAGAATGCTAAACGTGATTATAAAGAGGCATATGAATCTGGAGATACAGAGAAAATAGTAGAAGCACAAACTGCTATGAATTCTGCTCAGATGAAGCTAGCTCAAGCTAGTGGTATGAAACCTCAATATAATTCTGGACAAGAAGAAGAAATTAATATACAGTCTAATCAACAACATGTAAAACCAGAAGTTACTAAACCAGACGCGAAAGCGCAAGCATGGCAAGAAAAAAATACCTGGTTTGGCAAAGATGAAGAAATGACTTCATTAGCTTTAGGTGTACATGAAAAATTAGTCAGGAGTGGGTTAAGTCCTACAAGTGACGAATACTACCATCGGATCGATGAGACGATGCAAAAACGGTTCCCTGAAAACTTTGGGGAAGAATCGTTGGAATCGGATAAACCCGCCCAACGCAAAAAACCATCTAATGTGGTTGCACCGGCAACGCGAAGTACCGCGCCTAAAAAAGTACGACTAAGTAAGACTCAAGTAGCGTTTGCGAAAAAGTTAAAACTTACACCGGAACAATACGCAAGAGAGATGATTAAATTGGAGAACGCAAATGGATAAGGTAAAAAGAACAGCAAGAGATTTAGAAACAAGAGAAGAAACACCGCAAACATGGATACCCGCTAAACTCTTACCAGAGTTTACAAAAACAGCTGGGTGGGCATATAGGTGGATTCGAGTTTCTCTGTTAAATGAACCTGATAACATGAATGCATCTTCAAAAATGCGTGAAGGCTGGGAACCGGTAAAGCATGCGGATCACCCAGAAATCATTTTAAAAGCAGACCCCAACAGCCAATTTAAAGAAGGCGTTGAAGTTGGCGGTCTATTATTATGTAAAGCTCCTCAAGAGTTGATGGACCAAAGAAAAGCCTATATAGCTGAAAAGACTAGGAATCAAACGGAAGCTGTAGATTCACAATATATGAATCAAAGTGACCCACGTATGCCTAAGTTTGCTGAAGGACAAGAAAATGGTCGTCGATTTGGAAAGGGCAAATAAAACTTAGGAGAAACAATCATGGCTACAACAGCTACACCTTACGGTCTTAAAGCCGTAAACCATGTAGGTGGTACACCCTATGCGGGGTCTACTCGCCTATTGCCGATTGCTTCTGGATATGCGTCGAATCTATTTAATGGACAAGTTGTTCAAATAGAAACAGACGGAACTGTTGGATTAGTTACCACTTTTGGTGACGGTGTTATTGGTGTATTTGTAGGTTGTACTTACACAGACCCATCAACACAGCAATTAACATTCAACAACATGTGGCCTACAGGCACAGTCGCTGCTGATGCAAAAGCATACGTAATCGACGATCCAGATGTAGTATATATGGCACAAGCGGATGGTCCAGTAACTCAGGAAGACTTAGGTCAAAACACTGACTTTGCTGCGGCTCAATCAACATCAACAGGCGTTTTAATTAACGGTAACTCAACTTCAGCAGTAGAATCTACTACAGCTGTAACAGCAACATTACCTTTTAGAATCGTCGACTTTGTTGACAGTCCTACTTCAACTGTGGGTGATGAATTTACTGACGTATTGATTAAGTTCAATGCAGGTATTCACTCATATAATAACGCTGATGGCGTTGCATAATTAAGGAGAAATAAGAATGGCTATTTCAAGAGCACAGCTCCTTAAGGAGCTACTTCCAGGTCTTAACGCGTTATTCGGTTTAGAATATGACCGTTATGGCGAAGAACATAAAGAGATTTACGAAACTGAATCTTCTGACCGTTCTTTTGAGGAAGAAACAAAACTGTCTGGCTTTGCTAACGCACCAGTCAAAAACGAAGGCGCAGCTATTGCATATGATAATGCACAAGAAGCGTTTACATCACGTTACAACCACGTAACAATTGCTTTAGGTTTCAGTCTAACTGAAGAAGCGGTTGAAGATAATCTATATGATTCATTATCAGCTCGTTATACTAAAGCTCTTGCACGTTCAATGGCTAACACAAAACAAGTTAGAGCAGCTAATGTTGTTAATAACGGTTTTAATGCAGCCTATACAGGTGGTGACGGTGTACCTCTATTCAGTGATGCACACCCGTTAGTTTCAGGTGGCACTAATAGTAATACACAAGATACACCAGCTGACCTCAGCGAAACATCATTAGAAAACGCAGTGATTCAAATCGCAGCATGGACTGATGAAAGAGGTCTATTAATTGCAGCTAAACCGCGTAAGTTGGTTATTCCACCAGCATTACAATTTGCGGCTACTCGTATATTAGAAACTCAACTTCGTGTTGGTACTGCTGATAACGATATTAATGCAATGTATACAAACAGCTCTATCCCAGAAGGTTATACAGTAAACCATTATCTAACAGATACTGATGCTTACTACTTAACCACTGATGTACCTAACGGTATGAAGCACTTTGAAAGAACTGCTTTAACAACTTCAATGGATGGTGATTTCGATACAGGCAACGTAAGATATAAAGCCCGTGAAAGATATTCATTCGGTTGGAGTGATCCACTAGGTATGTGGGGTTCACCAGGTGAATAAGTAGTTTTCATAGTTCTACTTAAGCACCACCCTGAAAAGCCCGGCTCCTCTCTGCTGGGCTTTTCTCTATCTAACACTCATGAAAATCCTTATTGCGAGCATTTACCATTCAGATACAATTCAGTTGTAACTAACTAAGGAGAACTACTATGTGGACTAAACCCGCTGCTACAGAAATGCGTTTCGGTTTTGAAGTAACAATGTACGTAATGAACAAGTAATACATGTATTACAACGTTTAAATTTAAGGGGCTTAGGCCCCTTTTTTTGTAGTATAATTACAGGACCTATATAAAAATTTTACGAGATAATTAGCATGAAAAATATAAAAGACATGGTAAAAAACTTTTCTGAAAAAACAAATAAATCAAAAGCAAAGCCTAAACCTAAAGCTGAACCTAATGAAGAAATTCCAGGATTAGTGCCTGTTAATAAGTATGCAAGACCTTTTGAAGTTACGGGTACGGGTATTCTATTTCCTGATGGCACACTTCAAAAGACAGCACAGGGCGGAAGTGCAGTAATTGACCCTTCGTTATCTGCACAAGTACAAAAAAATACTGCAGATATTGCAAAAAATACAGATGATATAACACAAAGCTACACTAAAAATGAGACTAATATCTTACTTGATAATAAATCAAATAAAGACGATTCTTACCTTAAAGTTGATACTTACAGTTCATCTGAAATAGACGGAAAGCTGTTTACTAAAGCAAACAAAGATGATGCCGTATGGACATCTAAAAATAATATTGCAACTATAACTCAAGAGAGTGTCTTTAAAGGCGACATAAATACTAATCCAACAGCAGCCGACGGATACTTTAATATTAAATCTCAAGCTCCTATAAATGCTGAAGGTCAACCAGACTATAGTGTTGCATATGGCATAAATATAGATTTAACTGAAGGTAACTCTGCAAAACACACTTTTAAAATAACTAATGATGAAGGCTCAATTTTTAGAATTAAAGGTGGAAGCAAACCAACAGGTTTCTATACGGGGGCAATAGAAAATGGTAGTAATTTAGTTAATAAAGAATATGTAGACAAAGCTGTTAAAGATGCAGGTGGTTCTGAACCTGTTATATATGTAGCAAAACATTCAGAGTCTATACCTATAGCCTTAAGCTCATCTACAAATGGACGTTTGTCTATGCAATACCAAGATGTAACAGAAGGTGACCCTAGTTGGCTAGTAACAGACGAATGGGGCGATCAAAAATGGACACCTACGATTGCAGGATGGTACAACATGACTTGGTCTTACTATTGGAAAGGACCATTTCATACTCTTAAGGGTAGTGTTTATTACAATAAAGGTTCAGCTACAGCAACTAATGAGCGGTTGAGTCAGTTCGCAGCAGATAAAAATGCAACAGATATCAAAGGTGTTCACTTGGAATGGTGGATAGGAACAGCCACTATACTGAAATACTTTAACGGGGTAGATGATAATTTACAAATAATATGGAACTTTGAAAGTAAAGGTGTTGATTTGTATGATAAAACTATCGTTCATGAGTCAAATAAATTTACAGCATTTAAAGTAGGGTAGATAAAAAATGAAATAAGTAGTATGATAGTAATACTGGGAACATAATCAACTTATCAAACTGCCCCAGCAGACGCATACACGATTGGTAAGTTATAAC